ATATGGTAAGAACTGAAGTTCTAGCAGCATCTATTAGAGGTGCTAGAGATGTTGGTAGAGCATTTGAATATGGTTCAGATATTGTTACGATGCCTGTAGGTGTCTTTGAAAAATGTTATAAACATATCCTCACAGATAAAGGTTTGGAATTATTTGATTCAGATTGGCAAGCCGTTCAAGCATTAAACAATGAGAATTCATCTCTGGTATAGTACAGATCTAAAAGTGTGGCGTTGGTGCGTCACAGATCGTAGGCCTTATGTTTTACCTGATAGGCAGGAAACTGGTGAGGCCAAAGAATTAGATGATGCAATGGATGCTATTAAAAAGATATCAAAAAAATGGATAGGAAAAGAAGAACCCAACGCAGGTTGGTTTGGAGCTTAGAAAAATGGTAAAAGTAAGATGCCGTGTATGCGGTAAAGAGGTGGAAGGTCATTCTCACCAGACAAGATGCTGTGGTTGTAGTAATATGACCACAGTAACAGGAGATAGTATCAGTGCTCGTGATATGTCAAAGGTGATGATCGTGTCTCATGGACATTCCGCAAAGAAAAAGGATGGTCTTACTTCTCAAGACTTGGAGTGGCAAGAGCAGAGGAGGAAGAGAAAAGTTAAGAAACTTAACTTTGAGGTGCGATAATCTAAAGAGGACATTAAGAATATACATAATAATACAAGACTATGTTATAGTATCCTCACATACCACCGTAAAACTATGATTAATCTAGACGAGCGATACCTTTCTTACTTAGATGGTAGTAAGAAAATGAGAATCGATGGTATAGAAGAAAAGGTTGAGTCTTATGGATGGCACTGTGATGGTAATGATATAAGAGGACACTACGTTACAACAGAGAATTTTAAATTGTTTTATAATATGGAAGGTATATTTACAAAGATGGAAGCTTTAGCAGCATTGAAGGCATAAAAAAATCCCCTCGTGTGAGGGGATTAATTTTTTAATTTTGTTTCATAGTAAGACCTCTTTGCAGATCCGTTTACAAGTGGACTGATCATCTTCACATTCAATTAAACAGGCATAGTAGTCATTGACTTTAACGTCTTCATCAGTAACATATCCTTCTGCATGACTATTCCATCCTGCAAGTTGATTGTAAGACATCATCATAAGTTTTACCTCATTAACCACATACTATATAGCATATTTGTGAGCATTTGACAACATTTTAGTTACATTTCTCAAACGGGTAAATATACTTGTATACTATTACATAGTAAGATGAAAAAGTATTTCGACAAGGTTGTTGAATGGGATAAGAATCTCATCAAAAAGTGTCAAGACAAGTTTGGATTGACAGATTATCAAGTTGTTTGTATCTCCTTTGCTAAGGGATTTGTAATCGGTGCAATCTTACTCTGAGATAGTTTGGTCGGTCAACATAATGATCGCCATTCTTTTAATAGCAGTTGCTATTGTAATTTACTGGGTTTTTAAATACGATGATTGGAATCCTAATCCCATTATTACTGATGACGAGCCCAGCGAAAGCGTGGGAGGTGGAGAAACAACAACCCTATGAGGGTATGTTGCCCGACAATTCTCATATACTTAATACTTGGATGCAAGAGATGAGGAATTGGGAATTGGAGCAGTCTCTTAACGATCCTGAATTTGATATAAATAATGCACTTGCGGATTATTTCAATGGGAGCGATGGTTCCACCGAGCAGGAAGAGCTGCTACAACTTCAGAGTAACAAAGATTGATAAGGTGTTAGATGGCGATACTATCGATGTTACTATTGACCTCGGTTTTGATTTATACAAGAAAGAAAGAGTTAGAATTGCAGGAGTTGATACGCCAGAGAAAAGAACAAGAGACTTGGAAGAGAAGGCATTGGGAATAGATGCTACTAACTGGTTGAAGAAAAAATTAGAAGATACTATTGCAGGTGAAGGTGATGAACTCTCTATTAGAACAGAACTTGTGGGTGGCACTGGGAAGTACGGTAGGCTTCTTGGGTGGTTATATATTAACGAGGATGTTATTTCCTTAAATGAACAGATGATTACGGAGGGTTATGCTTGGGCATATGATGGCGGCACTAAACAGAAAAATTTTGAAAGCCTACGTGAAATTAGGCGTTCGTTTGGGTCATTGGTCGAGTCTTGATCAAGTCTACATAGATTCAAATGGCGAAACAGGAAGGCGTGTATACGCTGACTGGCTTATACCAACAGAGGAATACGAAAACACATGAAAAATTTACCAATTCCACTACTCACATTCTTAGCAGCACAAGTAGGTGCAGCAGTTTGGTGGGGTGCTCAAATAGATGCCAAGGTATCACTTGTTGAAGAGAATAGGAGATACATCCAAGAGGTTGTTATTCCATCCTATGAGATTAGTGACAACTGGGATAACCCACACTATAACAACTGGTTAAAAGCAGGAGGTTGGAAGGATAAGTAATGACACAATCCCTCAAGTGGGTCTTTAGACTTATCTTTGTTGTGGTTGGATTTGAATTAGTAATAGTTTCTTCTACTATTGCTGGTTGCTTTATGACTGATAAGTGTAATGACGAAGACACTCAAGCAATTAAAGATACCATGAATGGTTTAGCAACCAAAGCATTTGCATTATATGCTGCAGAGAAAGCAGGACAGGTAGCAAATGAAAAGAAGAATATATGTCCTAAATGTGGTGAAGAATGATTGAAGAAAGAAATGAACTTATTGCCTTACTGAAAGAGAAATCTTACCGTAAGGGTGAATTTATGCTGTCCTCTGGTAAGAAGAGTGAGCATTATGTAAATTGTAAACCAGTAACACTACAGTCTGATGCTTTACTCTTCATCAGTTGGTGTATACTTGAGTGTATAGAAGATGATACTGTAGCAGTAGGAGGCCTCACCTTAGGAGCAGATCCTTTGGTAAGTGGTGTTGCTATGGCATCTGCTATTGTTGATGATAAACCATCAGTGGATGGTCTTATTGTAAGAAAGGAACCGAAAGGACATGGTACAGGAGCATGGATTGAAGGACCACTACCCCCTAAAGGTTCTAAAGTAACTGTACTAGAGGATGTTATCACTACAGGAGGTTCGGCAATCAAGGCAGCAGAAAAGTTGCGTGATGCTGGATATATAGTTGATAGAGTGGTAGCAATTGTGGATAGACAGGAAGGTAAGGAAGCATATGATGCATTAGAAAAGGCTGGATTGGATGTAGTAAGTCTATTTTTGCTAGAGGAAATTATTAAGTATAATTCCTCTTGACAGGAATCCATACTTATCCTAAACTAACTACGTTCACCTTAGACAAATGACACGTTCGCTTGTAGACAAATTCCATAAGCACATACCACTGTTAGAACAAACTGTAAGAAGGGAGTGTGATTTGGATCATTCAAATCCAAAACTATACAGAAAGGTATACCGTTATTTTAAAGGACAAGGAGTTGAATTTTATGGCAACCCCGACGATGATTATGAGTTAATCGTTGAGGAACTACAAACCGCACTAAACCGAAACAAATGAATGTTATTATGGAACGGTTCCCATACCGTTATGTTGAGTCAGGTACACTAAAAAATGGTAGACCTGATTTCCGTATCCAGAAGATGGATAACTGGACAAATAGATACAAAGACATGTATCTTTGTGACAATGGAATGCAGTTAACTCAAGCTATTGAGGACTTTGAGTATACAAAATGGTTAGATCCTGCAGGTATCCCTGCCTACAGGAAAAATAACTAAATAGCAAAAGCACACTTATTTGAAAAATGGCAACTAAAGGAAAGGCAGCAAAGTCTGCAACAGGTGCTTCGATGTCAAAATATGATGTTGAAGTAGAGGCTAGACTTCAAGCACTTGAAACAGCAGTAGCTGAACTTCAAGCACATTCTCATGATGTACCAGCAACAACAGCAGTTGCAACAGGTGATGATCATGATAAACTTGTTGAAGTTGAAGCAGCATTAAACAAAGTTAGAGGGGTACTAGGAGTATAATGACTTGTACTGCGTTAGTATTGGGAGCAGGTGGATTCATCGGTTCCCATATGGTTCGCCGTCTCAAGAAGGAAGGTTACTGGGTGCGTGGGGTAGACCTCAAGCGTCCAGAATTTTCTGCTACTGAGGCAGACGAATTTATTCAAGGTGATTTAACAGATCCTCTCTTTGTTGAGAAGATACTTCGTTATACAGGTAAGACTGGAAACTTCTATAAACAAGACGTTCCTAGTAAATATTGGCATCCATTTCATGAGATATATCAGTTTGCTGCTGATATGGGTGGAGCAGGATTTATATTTACAGGTGAGAATGATTCAGAGATAGTTCATAACTCTGCTAGTATTAACTTAAATGTTCTACATGAACAGAAAAAGTTAAATGACTTGGTTGATCGTAATTATACTAAGATCTTCTATAGTAGTTCAGCATGTATGTATCCTGCATTCCATCAGGAGAGTACAGATGATCCTAAACTACCAGAGGATATAGCATATCCAGCACAACCTGATTCCGAATATGGATGGGAAAAACTATTCAGTGAGAGGTTATATCTCACTTACAATCGTAATCATGGTATCCCTGTTAGGGTTGCTCGTTACCACAACATCTTCGGACCAGAAGGAACTTGGAAAGGAGGAAGAGAAAAAGCTCCTGCTGCAATCTGTAGAAAGGTTTCAGAAGCGGAGACAGGTGGACCTGTCGATGTGTGGGGAGATGGCTTACAAACTCGTTCCTTCTTGTATATCGACGAATGCATTGAAGCAACTAGAAGATTGATGAAGGGAGACTTCATGGGGCCAGTTAACATTGGTTCTGAGGAGATGGTAACCATTGATGAATTAGTTAACATTGCTTCTAAGGTATCTGGTAAGAGTGTTGAGAAGGTTCACATCACTGACTCCAATGCTGTTGGTGTTCGTGGTAGAAACTCATGCAACGATCTTATTAGAGAGAAACTTGGATGGGATTATGAACAAACACTTGAAGAGGGTATCCGCAAGACATACGAATGGATTGTAGAACAGAACCCTAAAGCAACTGCCCATGAAAAATTTGAGGATGCATTAGATTATGAAGAAAATTATTTCCAAGGTTGAACCAGG